ACAAAATGGAGGACAAATGTCTGATAATAACTTAGTAAATATAAAAGGAATGTCTGATGAGCAAATTATGCAAGCTATTGGGCAAGATGATGGTTCTAATTTAGGTAATAACATACCTAGATTAGCAATCAATCGCACACCAGAAGATGATGATGGCAATCAATTACCAGTTGGTCACTTCTATACTTACGATTCTAAGATAGGTCAAAATGTTTTTGGTAAACCAGTTACATTAAGACCTTTCATAAGTGCAATGCAATATATGCACTATGATGCGGATAAGGGTGAGTATGTAAATAGATCTATTATATTTAAAAGCTGGAAAGAAGAAGCTATAGATATACTAGGTGGAACTAAATGTGGTAAGATACCTTTTAAAGAAAGGTCAACTCTTACTCCAGAAGAACTAGAAAGGCAAAGAACTATACGATGTTATAAACTAGTGTATGGTTTATTATCTTTTAAAGATGGTAAAACTGCACAAGGTAATGCACATAGTGTAGAAAACTTACCTGTTCTGTATAGAGTAACTGGAACAGCTTTCTCACCTGTGAGTGCTGCTTTAGATCAATTGAAAAAAAGAAAAAAACTTATGTTTAATTGTACTTTTTCTCTTGAAACTAAAAGGCAAAAAAAAGGTGGCAATGTTTTCTATGTGCCAGAGATAGGAGTAAATGCGGATACTAATTTACAATTATCTGATATAGATATGGAAACATTAAAAGTGTTTCAAGAATCTATTGATATTGAAAATGCAGAGGTTGTAGATGCTTACAATAATGCTAAGACTAAAAAAGCAAATGGTTCTGATAAGGTAGATGCCCAGATCGTTGAAGATGTGGATGATGAACTCCCAGAACAAGTATTGTCTAAATAATGAATAATATATTGTTGAAAGTACAGCAGTATTTAGATTCAGTATCTAAAGGTCCTGTTAAACTAGACAAACAGTTAGTGCAGGAGTTTGGTGAGGCGTGTAAAAACGCCTTACTAAAACAATTTGAACAAGAAAGAAGAGATAAATTTGAATTAAGAATGTCTAATGCTGGTAGACCATTATGCCAATTACAAATGGAAGCTAAAGGTATTAAGGGTGAAGGTCAACCATATAATGTAAAAATGAGAAATACTTTTGGTGATTTAATAGAAGCATTAGCATTATTTGTTATGAAATCAGCGAGGGTAAATGTTAAAAATGAACAAAAAAAAGTTGTGTATAAATTTGGTAAATATAAAATCGAAGGTAGACAAGATGTTGAAATTGATGAGAAAGTTTGGGATATTAAAAGTGCATCGCCATATTCTTTTGAAAAAAAATTTGGAGAATCAGGAGGATTTAGTGAAGTTGTTCGAGATGATTCCTTTGGCTATGCGTCACAAGGTTTTTTATATGGAGAAAGCCAAAATAAAAAATTTGGTGGTTGGATAGCAATTAATAAATCTACTGGTGAGTGGGCTGTGTGTGAAACACCTGCTTCTGTAGAAGAACATAAAGCAAATGCTTTAAAAACTGCTGAACAAAATGTTAAAGCCATTGATAAAAAGGTAGAGTTTAAAAAATGCTATACTGATATAGCAGAAACATTTAGAACTAAACCTACTGGTAATAAAGTTTTGGGTTTTGTATGTTCATACTGCCCATACAAACTTCCTTGTTGGGGAAGAGATAAGTTGCAGTTGTTACCACAACAGCAATCTAAAGGTAAAAACCCTAAATGGGTTTGGTACACTGAAGTCAAAAATCCTAAGAAGGATGAGACTATGGAGGCTGGTGGAGAATAGTTTGAGGGGTCTGTTCTTCACCAACTCTTATGATGTTATATTTTGTAATATATAAACAAAAAAAAGAAAAGGAATATAAAATGTTTACTAATGTAGTATTTAATAAAGAAAAAGAAGCTGAAGAGTTTGGTAAAAAAAGTATGAAGAGAGGGTATGTACATAAAATTGTAGAATATAACAAAGAAAATTATAATAAGTATTGGAACTAATGAAAAAAAATAAAACAAATTATATTAATTCTGTTAAGGTAATAGTAAGTCCTTGGCAAAAAGGTTTTCACTGTGGTATTATTATGGATAGTACATCTAAAATGTCTACAGAAGAATACGAATTATGTTCTACAATAGCTAGAGGCATGATAAAAATGGCAACCTCCGACCCTCATTCAACGTTTCTATGGGGACTTCGTGGATATGCTGAAGACAAAAAGAAAAACAATAAAGATATGTCTATCAGTTCTGTAGCAGAATTTGATGATGAGTCTAATGTTATTGATTTTCTTGAATACTTAAAAATGAAACGAGATAAGGAGTTAAACTAATGGCAACGCACTTAGTTATAGGTGACCCTCATTGTACACCTAAAGCAAGCAATGAAAGATTTCTGTGGGCAGGTAGACTTGCAGCAGATTATAAAGTTTCTCATATAATATGTATGGGTGACTTTTGTAGTATGGATTCTTTATCCTCTTATGATAGAGGTAAAAAATCTTTTGAAGGTAGAAGATATCAAAAAGATATGGATCATTCACATGAAGCATTATCTTTGTTTAATAAAGGTCTAGGTAAACATAAAGCTAGAAAAATTATGTTACATGGTAATCATGAAGATAGGATAGATAGATTTGTAGATGAAAATCCAGAGTTAGATGGTACAGTTAAAATTGATGATCTTAAATTTAAACAATATGGTTGGCAAGAAATACCTTACAAAAAAATTAAAGTAGTAGATGGGGTACACTATTGCCATCATCTACCCTCTGGTATTATGGGTAGTGCAATATCTGGTGAAAATATTGCAAGATCTATCTTGACAAAGCACAAAGTTTCTGCTACAGTAGGGCATAGTCATTTGTTAGATTATGCAATATCTACATTGCCAAATGGTAAAAAGTTAAATGCATTATCTGCAGGATGCTATTTAAATCATGTAGAACATTTTGCTAGAGATACTCAGCATATGTGGTGGAGTGGTTTAGTAATTAAAAAAGAAGTTAAAGATGGTAATTATAATATGGAGTTAATTGATATTAAAACTGTAAGGAGAGAGTATGGAAGAAGATAAGTCTTGGAAAGACTATGTGTTTGAAGAACCAATAGATTCTAAGAGAACTTATAAATATGAAAAAGATCATACACATGATATGTCTTATGAAAATGAGAGAAAACATAATAACGTGCATTCACCTTCTCATTATAAATATGGTAAAAAAGAAACTATAGAAGTTATAAGAGACTGCATGACTAGTGATGAGTACCATGGTTATCTTAAAGGTAATATTTTAAAATATGTTTCTCGTTATAAATTTAAAGGAGAACCTTTAGAAGATTTACAAAAAGGTAATTGGTATTTAAATAGATTAATACAGGAGGTTAGTAATGGGGCAAGTTAAACAAGCACAATTAGAAGTAGAAGATTTCGTTGCAGGTTGTTTGCGTGAAGGTAGAACGTTAAATCAAACTATACGAGATGCCAGAGAATCTAAGGCAGCAAAGACTAATCCTTATTTTGATGATGAGGATTTAGTAGAAAACAAATACTACCAATTTAAAGGAGCAGAGTAATGGAAGGTATAATTTATGCTTTGAAAAAAAAATATGAAGCAGAAATAGATATATCAAAAGCTACAATACAAGTATATCTAAATAAACCTGTAGGTATAGGTGAACACCCGCAGTTTGCTGAAGAAATAGATAAACAATTATCAGCAATATCATGTGCAAATGATAAAATAAAAGTAATAGATAAACATTATCCCAATGAGGATGATATACCATTTTAATAATAGGAGGACAAATGGCTGAAGACAAAAACAAAACAAAACAGGCAACACCAAAAACTTATGCAATTAGCTCGGAGCAGTTAATGGATATAATGAGATACTTAATGACTAGACCTTATGGAGAAGTTGTTAAAATTATGAACTCTTTATCTGCACTAACTCCAGTTAGTATACAAAAAGAGGGTATGCCTGATGAACGAAAAAAATAATCTAGATAAATACACTGGAATATTGTTTGAGTTAAAAATAGGATTAAATAAAGATAATGCTATTGTAATTGATTATGGTGGTAAACCTGTTGGTAAAATAAGAGATGCCCTAAAAGGTTTTCCTTATCAGGCAAACTTGTGTGCCGCTATAATTAATCATGCAAATTCTATGGGTAAAAAAATGCAAGATGATATTAAACAAATAATACAAAAAATATAAGGAAGATATGGAAAAAAGAAATATAAAAGAGTTAATAGAAAAGGAAGCACCTAATCTAAATAATTTATTAGATCCAGAAGATGTTAAACAATTTAAAGGATTAACAGAAGAACTTAGAGATACATGGACTAAGAAACAAATGTTTAGAACAGAAACTGAAATGCAGTTTTCTGTATTAAATGATGCAAAGTATCCAACTAAAGCTGCAAAGTATTGGCAATGTGTTAGAGAACAAAATGTTTTTTTAGAAAACTTAATGAATCTATCTTTTGATTACAGAAGAGCAGAAGTTAAAATTAAAAGATTACAAGAAAAATTAAATAAAGAAACAGATCCATTAAAAAAAGAACTATTACAAATAGATATAGATGAAAAAATTTATGGTAAAGCATCTATGCAATTAGTTGCTAGAGATAGGATGAGGGAAATAAAATTATGGTCTAGATTTAAAAAGAAATTTGATGATGGTTCATTTGATACTCAAAATGTTAATACACATCAGCTACATTCATATCATCTAACTATGAAAAATAAAGCTGAAACTTTAACTTCTGGATCTTCTCAACCTGAGGTATTTAATGTACTAGGTCAACTACAATCTATTGAAAGAATAAAAAAAGAAAATGGACAATTAGAACAAACTAAAACAAATAAACTTACACATGAACTTGGGGCAAAACCAGAATAAAAAACTTTTCTTTTTAACTGCAATGCCAAGATCAGGTAATACTTTGTTTGCATCTATTATAAATCAAAACCCTAAAATAGCAGCTACCCCAAACTCTATTACATTAGAAATAATGAAAAATTTATTTTTGTTAAAAGAAACTGATGTGTTTAAAAATTATCCAGATTATAAATCTTTAGATAATGTATTAAACTTTGTGTATGATAATTACTACAGGGATTGGACACAACGTGTAATTATTGATCGTGGTCCTGTAATGACATCAGGTAATTTTTTATTGATGCAAAAACATTTTAAAAGAATATTTAAATGTATTGTATTACTTAGAGATTTAATGGATGTATTAGCTAGTTATATGCAATGGTATACAGAAAACCTTGACGCATTTCCTAATAAATTTAATTTAAAAAACGATGAAGAAAAATTAAACATGCTTATGAATAAAGAAGGTGCTATTGCTAAAAATTTAGAAGCAATTAAAAATTCTTATAATTATCCAAATTTGTGTCACTATGTAAAGTATGATGATTTAGTTGCACAACCAGAGCAAGAGTTTAGAAAAATCTATAAGTTTATAGATGAACCTTATTTTAATCATAGATTTGATAACTTAGATCAAATAACAGTAAATGGTTTATCATATGATGACACAATAGTTGGTAGTAATATGCACAAACTATTTGATGGACCTGTTAGAAAAATTTATAATCCCTATATAAAAAAAATTCCAAAAAAAATTAGACATAAATATGAACACATTAAATTTTAGTTTTTTATTTTTAGGACAATCTGTTTTAAAGTGCCAAGTTCCATTAGATATTTATCATACTATAAATAGTGTGTATGAAAAACGTAAACATGAATTGTATCCAGCTAACAAACAATTAGTAGGTAAAATACAAAATGAACATTCTTTATTTTTTAATGGAGCACCTAATAACAAAATGAAACCACACAAATATTTACCAGATAATGTTATGAAATGGTTCTGGGAAAGATTTAAACATTATTTAGATTGGAATAAAACACTTAATTATAAAATGCATTTAAATTCTTGTTGGGTTAATGAAATGAAAGAACACGAATATAATCCAGTACATATTCATCAAGGTACTTTATATACAGGTCTGTCTTCTGTTATGATATTAAAGTTACCAGAACAAACAGGTATTGAGTATTCTGCAGAAGATAAACCTATGAATGGTAGATTACAGATAATGGGCAATTCATCAGGACAATTTTGTAATTCCGACTATTCACCAAACACAGAAGAAAGAGATTTTTATGTATTTCCATATGACATAAGACACTGTGTGTATCCATTTAACGGACCAGGTTTAAGAAGAACTTTATCTTTTAATTGTGATGTAGAATATAATCCAGTAATAGATAGAGTTGCAAAGTAATGTACGAAAACACAATTATAACAGAACCTAAATGGAAAAGTTGGATAATACAAACAACAACTCCATTATTTACACCAGATCAATGTAGGCAAATTATAGAGGCAGGAAGAAGGCAACCACCACAGCAAGCACAAGTAGGTACGGGTAAACCAGATGGGAGAACAGATACAAAAAAACGAGTAACAACTATATCTTGGATACCATTTAAAGAAATGGGACACATGTATCGTGATCTTAATAATTTTATACAAAAAGCAAATAATAATCATTTTGGTTTTGGTGACATTAGAATTACAGAACCTGCTCAATTTACAGAATATCCTGTAGGGGGATTTTATGATTGGCATATGGATTGTGATATAAATATGCAACATGAGCCACCTGTTAGAAAAATATCAATGACTCTTTTATTAAATGATCCTTCAGAGTTTGAAGGCGGACATTTAGAATTAATGTCACCTGGTAAATTTGCTAAACTTAAACAAGGTCATGCAATAGTTTTTGCATCTTTTTTAAACCATAGAGTTGCACCAGTAACTAGGGGATTAAGACAATCTCTTGTTGTTTGGTTTGGAGGTAAACCTTTTAAATGATTAAAGAAGAATTTTTTCCAACTATTATTTATGCAAAAGATGTAGAATTAAATAATAGATTTTTTGAACAAGAAGTAATCTCTTGGTCTCAACATGATAAAGGTGTTAATAAAACAAATGTTAATGGATGGCATAGTAAAACTAATATGCATACTTTTCCACAATTTAAATCTTTAGTAGATGAGTTATATAAAATGCAATTAGAAGTATTTAAAGAAGAATGGCTAGATAAAAAACCTAGACTGGGCAATATGTGGGCTAATATAAATTATAGTGGTGGTTATAATCGACCACATGTACACCCTAATGCTATTTTTAGTGGAGTATATTATATAAAAACTCCACCTAATTGTGGTGAACTTATATGTAATGATCCAAGACCTGGAATACAAACAATGATGCCAACTAGAATTGAAGGTCAACCTCCAAAAAATTTATGGAGAGAAGTTCATTTACAACCTGTTGAAGGTAGAATAATTATATTTCCTGCTTGGCTTTGGCATTGTGTTGAACCAAATAAATCAAATGATATGAGAATATCAGTAAGTTTTAATTTTATACAAGATGGCTTTTAATAAATATCAGATAATAAAAAATGCAATTAGTTATGAATTAGCTAATTTTATATTTAATTATTTTTTATTAAAACGTGATGCGGTTCAATTTATGTATCAAAATAATATTACTTATGATACAAGTATACTTGGTACTTGGTCTGATCAACAAATTCCTAATACCTATTCCCATTATGCAGACCCTGCAATGGAAACATTACTAATGAAAGTATTACCTAAAATGCAACAAGAAACAGGATTAGAATTAATACCTACATATTCATACGCTAGAATATACAAAAAAGGTGATGAGTTAAAGAGGCATAAAGATAGACCTTCTTGTGAAATATCAACTACTTTAAATTTAGGTGGTGATCCTTGGTCTATATTTATAGATGGTACTGGTGCTAATACTGTTATTGATGAATATAAAAATATACATAAACCTAATGCACCAAAAGGCACTGAGGTTATGCTAGATGTAGGAGATATGCTTGTGTATAGTGGATGTGAATTAGAACATTGGAGAGAACCATTTGAAGGTAATACTTGTGGTCAAGTATTTTTACATTACAATCATGTTAATGGTCCTTTTGCTGACAAAAATAAATTTGATGGTAGACCTATGTTAGGATTACCTAAATTAAATTTTGGTTAGCTTTAAATTAACCAAAAAAAAAGACACCTAGAGGTGGTTCTCTAGATGTCTTCTGTTGCCTGGGGGAGTCTTTATGGCTCCCCTTTTTATTTTAGAGTATTCATTTGATTCGCTAAAGGTTTAGCTTTAGGAACCAACATATTTTCTGTTTCTATTATTGGTTTAATTCTATCAGCATATACATTTGCTAAAAAATTAGAATAGTCTGTTCTTTCTGCGTATGGACTCATGCCCTTAAACATATCTTCTATTTTTTGTGTAGATTCCATAACACTTTTATATCTATCATCTGTAGAAATTAAAGATAAAAAAGATCTTATACTTGCTTTACTATCGGGAAAACTAGCTATATTTGTACCGCCTGTAGTAGTAACAAAATCTTGATTACCTATTGGTTTCATACCAAAATAATTATTACCTTTTTGTGCAGTAGGTGCACCTTTAAATTGAAAGTTACCAGTTTCTGCAGCAGCTACAGTTGCTATAAATCCTGTAGGTATTTTTCTTTCAATAGAATCTTCTGGGTACTCTTGACGTACCTCTTCTATTGCTTTCATAAAATCTTTTGTATTTTTTATATCAGCCATAGTTATAGTACATATTAATAGGCTAGCAATTCCAAGCCCTAAGTGCTTTATTAATTCTAGAATTTGGATCATTAGCAGTTTTTGAAGATGTTAATTTTTTTTTCATTCCTTTCATACGAGCACAAAAACTAGCTCGTCTAGGGTTACCAACTTTTTTACTAGGTGCTTTAAGTTTGCCTCCAGTTGCACGATTGTATGATGCACGACCTTTAGCATTTAAACCACCAGAGGGGTTTTTACCTTCTTTACGTTGCCATGCTGGTGATTTAGCCATTATTTTTTCCTTACTGTCATTGCTGCTCTTCTAAAATTTGCAGCAGTAGGTGCACCTTTAGCACCTTTCTTTTTCATTTTACCACCACGCTTTCTTTTAGCATGGATGTTAGCATATAAACCTTTTCTCATTATACTTTCCTAGCTAACTTTTTATTTATTTTTTTTTGAACACCTTCTGGTAATTTAGAAAAACCTTTATATTTTTTCTTCATACCATTTGTTTTCTTTTTTACTTTCATTTTATTATAATGTCCTGGCATTAACTATACCTCCTATATTTAGCTGTTTTTTTTGCAATACCCTTTGGTTGTTTTACAAATTGTTTACCTTTCTTTGTGCCTTGTCTCTTCGCTTTTGTTGTTGCAGCATACTCCGCAGCAGACAAATTCTTTATTGCAGCAGAAGGCAAATATCTTTCTCCAGTAGTGCTCGATTTTTTTCCAGATTTTGTACGCCATTTTTGTTTCCCCCATGCTTTTAAACTACGTTGACTTTTTGCTAGTGCCATATTTTTCCTTCCAATAATTTTTTCTTTCAAGTAATCTAATTTTATATTCTAGTGTATCTATACCTAAAATTTTTTTAATAATAGTTATCATTACTTGTATCCACCACCAGCTTTTTTATATGCTTTAGCTAGTGCTTGTGCTTTTCTTGCAGACCATTTACCAGCACCTGTACCATGAGAAGCCTGTGCTTTAATTCTATTAAAGATTGTTTTTCTCATACCAGGTTTAGTATAGTTACCTGCTTTATTTACTGTGCTTTTCTTCTTTGTCATCCTTTATCTCCTTATATTCATAATCATAGCTTCCTTCTTGCACTTCATCTGTAATCCATTTAGAAGTGTCTTCTACGGACCAGATTCTAGTATTAACTAATCTATGGATAAGAGGTTTGCTGGGATCAGCTGCCATAGAAGGATCAAATATCCTCAGTCTATTGTTGGGTTGAATTGCATAGTTACCATCGTCTAATTCTATTACATGTCCACACTTATGTTGATCTGGTTTTTCTGCATAACCAAAATCTAATTCATTATAATCACCAGCACACCAATCAATTGTAAATAAATATGTGCCTTCTCTTTGTTTTTTTCTTCTAGATGTATACATCATTTTACAACCATCTAATTGATAAAATTTTGTAACACTTACATTATAGCTAAAAGAATCCCATAACATTAATTCATTTAAAGGTAGTTCTTTTACACCTGGTTTTTTACAGAATGCAGATATAGGTGCTCTCCACCATATACCACCATCTGTCATCATATAGTGAAACAGAGGTACTTGTTTTGGTATAGAAGTAAAGCCAAATACTACACACTCAAAATATTTATCATGAGAATCTTTTTGATCTCTTAAATAATTACCTCTTACAAAACATTCTATTGGGGGTATATTAGCGTTTAAATACATTAGTTAGCTAATGGATTAGAAGATTTAACTTTAATCTCTTCTATCTGTACTTTTAATAATTCAATTTCTTTTTCATTAACTAGTATTTTAGTATGCCCATGATCTGCACTTAGTGCATTAACTTTTTCTTCTAATACTGCTATCTGTGCTGACCAGTCTGTACCACCTGCACTTTCTAGTGCATCTAGTTTAGTTGTAATTTCTCCATACTTTACAAAGCCTCCACCGATTGCTGCAATAACACCTAGTAAAGCTGCAACACCAGCTAATTGATTTTTTATTTTATCCATTTTTTAATTGCTCCAGTTCTATTAATATTCTTTGTTTTTCTATACTTATTTTATTTAATTTATCTTGCATAATAAATACAGGATCATTTGTTATGTAATTATTTAGAGTAGTATCAGCATATACTTGTCTTAAATCTTGTATTTGTAATTGGTCTAAATAAATATCTTCACTTCTATAAAAAGGTACATTATAAATATCAAGAGATGCTTGATCATTAGTCATAGCACCTATTTTAATTATATTTTTTATCTGCAAATTTTTTGATATATCCTTTATATCTTTATCTACTTTATCCATAACTTTTTCTAAATTTATAAGTCTTGACTGTGACTTAACATTTGTTGTTTTATTTCTTTTCGACTGTACTTTCTTTTGTTTGGTAATTTTTTTTGTTGGAACTGCGGACTTTTTAGAAGTTTCGCTAGTAGGTTTCTCTTCTTTGATTGTTTCTTTTTCTTCATTTGGTTTTTGTGCCATTTGTTTTGGCTCCTCTTCCATAGTTTCTTCTTCTATTACTTCTTCTTTTTCTTCTTCTTTAGGTGCAGCTGTAAATCTTGATGGCTTTTCCTGTACAATTTCTTCTTCCATCATTACTTCTTCTTCCATAATTTCTTCTTCTACCATTTCTTCTTCAGCAAAAGTTTCTTCTTCGGGTGCTAGCATTGGTAAAAAACTTGCAATAATTTCTTGACTCTCTTCGTAAATTTCTTCTTCTGCTGGTGGAGGTGGTAGTAATGAAAACATAGGCTTAGCTTGTATAATTTCTTTTTCCATTACAGCTTCTTCTTCCATTATAATCTCTTCTTCCATTGGCATTTCTTCTACAACCATTAACATAGGTTCAAAAGATAATTCTTCTTCTGGCATCATTTCTTCTAAAGGGGGTGGTTCTTTAAAAAACATAACCATTTCCTCAAAGACTTCTTCTATTTGTTCAAATGTAAACTCTTCAAATACTTCTTCTCTTAATTCTTCAAATATATTTCCAATCTCTTGTACTATTTCATTTGATATAACTTCATCATCATATGTCATAGTAACAGATATATTATCTAAGTTAGGTCCACCTAAATATCCTGGAGCATTTGCATCAGATCCTGATAAATGTATATTACCAACACTAGATCCTGTACCATTATATATTAATCTGTCTGTAAAAATTGCACCATCAATTCCAGTAACATCAGTTCTAATTGTAGTATTAGATGCAAGAGTATTACCATCAGAATCTTTTATAGTAAGAACATTAGTAAATGTATCTGCAGGACCTTGACCACCCCAACAACCTGCAACACCACATTCACCATTTTGTGCATCAATACTAGAGTCTAATGTTATACCATTATCTAACATATTTTGTGTAATAGTATTTGATAATAAATTAAAATCTTGTTGTATAGAGCCACTATTACCAAATTCTAAATCTTTAGTAGATGTAACTCCATTTAATTCACAGCAATCATTTAATACTTGTACATCTCCAGATGTAGTCCACCCATTAGTATTACCAGTTTCAAAGTTACCATTAGTAACTAAGTTACCTGTTGTTATTTCTTCTGCTGAAATTGTAAGGGTTAATATCGTCAGCAAAATTGTTAATAATATAATACGCATATGTTATTCCTATAATATAACTTACTAACCAAATCATTGTGATAATCTATCCATATGTGAATAAATACGACCTATAACTTTATCAAGAGATAGTATTTCTGTTTGAAGCATAGCTACTATTGTTTGTAATTCTATAAGTGTTATTAATACCCATGTAGATAAACCCATAAGTATTGTACCTAGTAATGCAATTAAAGCTGTATTAGTTTTTCTTGTCATGTCTTCTACCCATGTAATAATCCCCAGGTTCATAGTTCCATTTTTTACCATGATGTCCTCTAACATCTGCATACCACATTCTTAATTTAACAACCCATTTAAAAAATTTAGTTGGTTTTGCCATTACTTAGGTGATTCCCAATCTACAGGTTTTAATTTTTCTATTTTAATTTCTGATTCTAATCTTTTTTTTTCTTTTAAAGCTGCTTCTCTTTCTAATTTTTTTTCTTTTTTTTCTCTAGCTTTCATACGTTTAATATATATATCATAGTCTGGTCTTTCATTATCATACTTAGACCATAATGCTTCAGCTTCTTTACCAATTTTACCATCAATAGGACAAGGAGTTC